CGCTTTCGCGCTTCCGCTGTGTTCTCCACAGCACTTAACTGGTGGAATCCCAAAAGACTCGACCTGAAAAGGAGTATTTCAGAATGGTCAACGAAACTGTAGTAACAACCAAAACCGATGAATTTACCGGTAGCGGTTCGCTTACGTGGCACCCTTACAATAACGATCCTTTAGATCCTATTGCAAGCTCTGTCACGATGCGCACTTACATATCTTCTCGCACTCAGAACAAATCCGGTGTTGCAAATTACCGGGATCGTTTGAGGCGAGGTGAGATAATCGTAAATGGTTATAGCACTTTCGGAAGTGTTCTCGGTAGCTATTCCAACGCTACAGGGAAATACCGTCGTGAAACGTCTCCAGATCCTTATCTGGAGTACTACACGCTCGATATTAACGCACCTCTTATTGATCCATCTGGGGTACTGAGTATGGGCAAAGCTATGATAGATGAAATCGATCTTAGCGATGCACAAACTCTTGCTTCTACTGGGGCGCAAGCAAAAATGCTTGCTGGGGCTGCGCAATCCGCGGTTAGTATAATCGAAGCGAGGAAGACTATGTCTCTCCTAGCTACGACTGCTAACAGGATCGTGCGTACGCTTCGTAGTGCTAGACGTTCTATCCGTAATGGAACAGGCATGAAAGATATCCGGAGATTCGCAAGAAGCGTTTCTCTGGATGATGCCTTAAACACGTGGATGGAATGGCGATATGGCTGGAGAGTTCTGCTGTATGATTTGAACAATCATGCAGAGGCTCTAGCTAATATCACCACCGAAGTCGGTCGTCTTCGATCTGTTACTGATATTGCTGCAGAAACAGTCGAAAAGACCAACTCCGGCGAAATAGCCCTAGGACAACGCACCTTCTACACGCCAGGTTTCTCGAACGTATATCTTACACAATTTGGACACTTGAATGTGCATCCACTTCGTGTAGGTTGTAAGTCCGGGTTCCTGTTCCGAGTCAATCCGGGACAGGTTCTGTCGAGTAATGGTGCGGGGTATTGGCTAGGTTTTGCCAGTCCAGGCCAGATTATATGGGAGTTGATTCCATATAGTTTCGTTGCAGACTGGTTTGGGAATATGGGCGATGTCATAACGACTATCGGCTCTATTCCTTCCTATATAAGCGATGCCCAAGGTTGGCTGTCTTCGAGTAAGAAATACTCTATTACAGCCACGCCGTCCTTTGTATCCGGAGGGTCCAACCCTCCACTCAGTGCTGAGTCCTTCATGGGCGGCGGAGGATCGTGTACCTTCTCAAGTTTCGAATTTGAGAGGCGTTCACTTTCGCCCGGCGACTATGTTGGATTTGCACTTAATACAAATCTCTCAGTGTCAAAAACAGCTGACCTATTTGCCATAGCCAGAAATCTGACTAAGTCAAATCGTGCGGACGTTTCATTGAGGCTTTGATAACCTTCAAAAGGAGACATTAATAATGTCAATACAAGAAGCAAATGGTGATATCACCATCGGCCATGCCACACCTATCACCCTGACGTACGCTGGCGAGGATAGTGCTCTCGGAATTGAGAAATTCGCTTTTGCGGATAACTCATTGACCGAAGCTCACTTTCTTTTCAAGCGTGACTTTGGGCGCAAGGTAAGTGGTAGCACCGCCTCCAGAAAGGGTAAAATTACAATCCTTAAGGAGAAAGTGTTGGCCGACTCAACCCGCCGTTCTATGACCCAGACTGTAAATCTTATCGCCCACTCTGATTTTACATCAACAGAGTTGGAAGCTTCGATTAACGATCTTGGCCAATTTCTACTCGATAATGCAGTAGATTTAGCGGCAGGTAACTTCGATTCTTAATCCTTAAGATTCGAAACGTCAAACTGACAACAAATGGAGTGTCATTAAAATGAAAAAGCGAAACCATAAAACGGAATCGTTCCAATTCAACGACGCTAAAGCTTTTCGTCTTCTTTTAAAACTATTAGAAGACATGAAAAGGCTTCTCCCACCTGATCTTTACTCGTTTATATCTGGGCGTATTAGATCCCATGATTACACGTTTGTAATAGATCATTTCCCTTCTGCCGTCTTAACGCTTATGCATAAAGACGTAGTTCGGGAAGGTGTCACCCTACCACTCTATGGTAGGGAGTTCGATTTAGGTGACGAACCCAAGCGAACTGTTCAGTTGTTGTATGCGGCATCATCATTTCTAAAAAAGTACCAGTTCTCCGAGTCACCGCAATATTCAGCGGAGTCCCGTCGAGCTAGTGCTTGGTCCTCGTTTAGAAAGGCCGAGAAGTGGTGTTTCCTCGTCAACAATCACCTCGAACATAGTCTAACTACTGACTTTATTCGAGAGGCTCGTCGTAGTATACGATGGCTTTTAGGTGATATTCCTGATTATGATAGCATCATTGATGCTTCATACTTTGGTCCTGGTGTAAACCAGGGCGTGAAAGGTGATCAGACGGATCCGCAGATCAAGTTCTCACTTGACCTAACGATTACGAGATCACTCAGGAACCAGCTTAATGCTGGTGCTGATCTGATGCCGGCAACTGTAGCACATTTTGGCTTGCGTCGGTATCTTGAAAAAGAGACTGACTCCCCTCCTATTGTAACGGAGAGGCATGCTGGCCAAGGTGAGCTGCGGTATCAGCGCATGGTTGCGCTGGGTGCTATGGACCTTTACTATAATCGGTTAAAAACCGTTAATAGCTGTAAGGTTGCGCTTGTTCCAAAGACTGCCAAAACGGACCGGAGCATAGCTGCTGAACCAATGGTTAACAGTTATTTCCAGAACGGTGTTGGTAAGTACTTGGTCAAACGCTTTGCTAGGAAAACTCCAAACCTCGACTTGCGAAGTCAACAACGCAATCGAGAATTGGCACACCTAGGGAGTTCCCAAGGTGTCCTAGCAACCATTGACTTATCCTCTGCATCCGATACGATCTCGACGGGGCTTTGTGAATTATTGCTCCCGAAAGATTGGTATCGCTTGCTCCGCCTCTTGAGGTCACCCTACTATACGTATAAGGGTAAAACTTCAAAGGCGAACAAGATGTCATCCATGGGGAACGGATTTACTTTCCCGATCGAAAGCGCTATATTTTATAGCGTTAGTCGAGCTGGGATTGTACTCGATCTCGTTGGTAAGGGGTTTACCCTCGACGAGGCTCGTTTATACGTTCAACCACTGGATGGAGGACCTGGGGTTCTTGAACCCTCTGTGTATGGTGACGATATCGTCGTCCACACTGAGTCCTATGATGCGGTTACCCGAAGCCTTAAGGCCTGTGGGTTTTGGATCAACAGTGAAAAATCTTACGCGCGAGGCCCTTTCAGGGAATCATGCGGTCACGATTATCACTATGGCGAGTACGTAAGGCCTATCTTTTTAAAGGAGGCATTCAAATGGGTTGTACAAGGAAACGTGATGATAAACCACCTTTCAAATCCAAGTGGATTCGGGTGGTTATCTATGCGGTACGATTTATCATTTTCTGCATTCTTTGCAGAAATGGTAACAATCGTTAACGCATTATCACGTAAAGGTGAAGTTAGGTTCGGTCCTCTGACCGGCCTTTCTGAGCCTTGTTTCATTTGTACAACATTTGATAACTTACGTAGTCGAAGTCATATCTTCGAGGACAAACATTGTCACCGTTGGGTTTATGACCCTTGGGTTGTCAAAGTTCGCAAGTTCCGCAACGCTAGTGAGTTTGGGGTTATGATGAAATCATACCACAAATTAACTAATCGCGGGGAACCCACGTACAACAATAGCCTGTTCTCTCTTATTAAGAGGGGTAAGGTTGCTGTTGCGTGTCCAAGAAGGAGCACCATTGCCAAGAGACTAAAAACTCTGCCATCCGTCCATCTGGGCGTCACCCCAGAAAACATGGATGATTGGTTGGCAAATAATGC